TCGCCCAACGAGGCGCGCATGTGGGAAGATATGAACGGTTATACCGATGGCGCAGGCTACATGGTGGAAGCCAATTTAATACCAGCGGACAGGATGGACGAATACATGGAGGCTAAAATAATTAACCTAACAAACAAGGCATTAAACAACAATAACCCAACGGGTGACAATAATAATACACAAGCATGATTGAAAAAAGAACGATAACCGGAACGATTGAATATAGAGCCGAAGGCGATGCAATGCCCAAGGAATTGGGCGGCATTGCTGCGGTTGTTAATAGCGTAACGGATCTAGGATATTTTGAGGAAGTAATTGCACCGGGTGCGTTTGATTATGCGCTTGGCAAAGATTACGATATTCGCTGCTTATTCAATCATGAGAGCGAATTAATATTAGGCCGCACCAAGGCTAACACGTGTAAAGTGTTTGTAAACGCTCAGGGGAATTTGGAATACACTTGGGTACCTGATTACGAAAACCCCACACACATGAGCGTAGTGCGTTCAATTATGCGCGGAGATATTACGCAGTCAAGCTTTGCGTTTACAATCCGTGAGCAAGTTTGGACAGAATCCGAAAAGTATGGAACAATGGGTAAGCGCGTGGTGAACGTTATTGAGGATTTATACGACGTTAGCCCTGTGACATATCCAGCGTATGAGGATACCGAAGCCGATGCGCGGAGTATATTGAAAATGCGCGACGAAGAAAGACAGATAAACGACGCCGAGCAATCTAAGGCGGACGCGGATATAATTAAATTGATTGCAATAAGATATAAAAACTATTAAAATGAAAAACATAAAAGCACTTAAAGAAGAGCGCGGCAGCTTGTTAGACGAGTTAGCTGGCTTGCAGAATGTTATCGAGCGCGAAGCTCGCAGCATGTCTGAGAAAGAAACTTCCAGATTATCTGAAATCGAAGCACGTTTATCGGCTATCGCTTCCGAGGTTGAAAAGTTGGAAAAATTGCAAACCCTTGCCGCTCAGGCTGCTGGAAACAGCGCAAGCCGAAGCGAAGAAAAGGAGAAGTCAAAAATGAAGGAGCAGTATAGCTTCAAGCGTGCTATGGAGATGGCTATCAGCGGCCGTCGCGATGGTATCGAAGGTGAGTTTAACGCAATCGCTGCTGAAGAATATCAGCGTAGCGGTGTTTCTGTTTCTGCTCATAGCGTTAAAATTCCTTCCGAGGTGTTTAAGCGTGACATGACTGCAACAGGTGGGACTTCAGGTTCTGAAGGTGGAGTAAATATCCAAACTTCTGTTGGTTCAATTATCGATGTATTGCTTCCTAAGACCGTATTGCGCGGGTTGGGCGTTCAGCAATTGAGCAACTTGGTTGGCAACTTGGATTTACCAACTGCTAGCACTTTGCCTTCCGCTGGTTGGAATACTGAAAACGGAACAGCTACCGAGAAAAGCCCTGCTTTCTCTAAGGTGACTTTTAGCCCCAAGCGTTTGGCTGCTTATATTCAAGTTTCTAACCAGTTAATGTTGCAGTCAAGCAACAGCATCGACGCTTACGTTCGTAACTGGTTATTGCAAGCTATGGCTCAGAGCTTGGAATCTGCTGCTATTAAGGGCGGTGGTTCTAACGAACCGACTGGTATTATTGCCAACAGCAGCGTGAACGTTGTTTACGCAGGTGGTGCAACTTCAAATTCAACCAACGCCAACGGTGCTGCACCTGTGTGGGCTGACGTTGTTAACTTGATGAAGGCAGTTGAAAACGCCAACGGCGATGGAGTTGCTTATTTGACTAACCCATTGGTTAAAGCTAAATTGCAAACTACTCCACGTCAATCAAGCGGCGTTGAAGGTAATTTCATTTGGCCTGCTGGCGGTTCCGAGTTGAACGGTTACCCTGTAGCTGTTTCTACCTTGGTTCCTAGCAACTTGAGCAAAGGTACTTCAAGCACTTTGAGCGCTGCTATTTTTGGAGATTTCTCTAAGATGGCTTTAGCTTCTTGGGGTGGTATGGAGTTAACCGTTGATCCTTATAGCGGTGCAACTGCTGGATTGACCAACGTGGTATTAAATGCTTACATGGATTGCAACTTGTTGCAGCCTGCTGCGTTTGCAGTTTGTAAGGACATTGTAGCCTAATTATAACGGGGCGCGGCTCGTTATCCGCGTGGGCTGGTGTTGGTTAATTCTCAGCACCAGCCGCTAATTATGAAAGTTAAATTTTTGATTAACCCGACAGGCAAGTGGAATTTGTCCTACAATGCCGGGGAGGTTGTGGAATTAGAACAAAAACAGGCCGAACTATTAATCGAGGTAGGCGATGCCGAGGCGGTAGTGGAAGAGGCCAAACCGAAAAAAGTAAAACCTATTAACCCCGAAGAGGGCGACTGATGATCACAGGAAAACGCATAATAAGCTACAGCCAAGCGGCCACCGATTACGTTTCACTTGCAGAAGCGAAGCAGCATTTGCGCGTAACTTCCACGGCGGACGATACTTATATCAGCAATCTTATTTCGATGGCCTTGGATATGTGCGGCCAGCATTTAGGTTACAGCGTGCGTAAGGCAAGCGTGCAATACGGATTCGATTCCTTGGTGGGGCAGCCTGCTATTATGAATCCTGTTAACGGCACCGAGCAGCCTGTGGGTAATTTATTACGTATTCCTTCCCGTGTAATTAGTTTAGATTCTGTTCAATATGTGGATGACAACAACACAGCGCAGGCGTTTACGGATTATATTGTATCGCCTCAGCCGTTGGGTACTTACGGCCGCACCATATTTATAACTAGCGCACCGAGCAGCACAACCGACGACGTGACGAAATATCTGGTAACGGTTACCGAAGGGTTTGAACTTGCCACGGCTACGGGAGTAGATGCAGGGTTATTGTTTCCTCAGGCAATTAAGTTTGCCGCATTGCTGTTAGTGGGGCAGATGTACGATAATAGGCAGGCAATTGTAACTGGAACTATTCAGTCGCAAATGGAGTACGGTATTGAATTTTTACTACAACCCTATAGAGCAATTCAATTCATATGAACGCCGGGGCTTTTGACGAACTTATTTCGTTGCAGAGTTACACAACTACAACGGACAGCAACACAGGAGAGAAACTAAAGACGTGGACAACCTACGGAACTGCATGGGCTAAAGTAACCGAGGCCCCTGTGGGATTGGAACAGGTGAACGGCGATAAGCGGGAACACAAACAAATCGTTGATTTTACTGTTAGATATGACGCGGCTATAGATGTTAAGCATCGAGTAAGTTGGAACAATCGTTATTTTAATATTTTAAATCTGCAGGAACAAACGCGCCGCATGTACTTAAAAATCCAAACTGAATTAAGTGAATGATGTTAAAGGGTTGGCCAAATTGATTGACGACCTACGCAAGGCAGGCGCTGAGATTCAATTGCAGGATACATTAAAAAAAGAAGGGCAGCGCGTTATTGATGACGCTAAGGCGTTGGCTCCTGTGGAAAGCGGCGACATGCGCGACTCGATTGGGTTTATAACGTCCAAAGATAGCAAGTTTAAAAACACGGTATTGATTGGACTGCGTAAAAACTATTATAACCATTACCTTGGCGTTATGTTTGAGTTTGGCACCGAGCCACGAATCCAAAAATCTACGGGCCGATATACAGGTGAATTGATACCTAAGCCATTTATGCGGCCTGCGTTAGATAAGAACAGGCAAGCAATTGTTAACGGCATAAAAAAAGGATTGACGGAAAAAGTAACTAAATTAGCGGAAAAATATAATTTAAAATAATCATGCCAACTACAGGACCAGTTAACGGAACGCTGATAGCCATTTACAAGGACATATCAGGAACACTAACCAAAATCGCAAACGCCACTTCTAACAGCTTCGATATTACTTCGGATATGATAGACGTTACTAACAAAGACAGCGCAGGCTGGAAGGAATTTATTGTTGGCGAAAAAGGCTACACGCTAAGCGTTGAAGGTATTTTTGAAGAGGACGGCTCAGTGGGTGCAGGTGCATTGTCATGGAAAGACGTGATTACCGACCTAACTGCAGGTACTTCCGTTACTATTGTAATGACTTCTAACGTTTCCGGTGACATTAAATTGAGCGGCGCGGCTTTCTTCAGCAACTTGAATTTAACCGCACCTAACAACGACAAAGCAACGTTTACAGCTACCATCCAAGGTACTGGTGCGTTGACAGTAGGCACAATCTAATTTTGGTTGGTTTTCATAATGAGCATTTGCCCGCCTAAAAAGCGGGCTTTTGTGTTATATTTGCAACATGGAAATTAAACTAAAAGATAAGATCTACCCGATGACCTTTAACATGAATAGCTTGAAGGCTATCATGTTTGACGCTGGGATGGAAACGTTTGCAGAATTGCAGACAAGTGGCGATTTATTAAAGCAGCTAGATTTTGGATT